TTTTTTTATTTGAGAGGTCCCAAATGGATTCTGAAATTAGAACTTTTTTATTTTATCAATCCCCTATATATTAATAGGGATCCTAATTTTACCTATATAATGCTGGATTTATATTTAGATAGACGGTAAAAACTTTTTGGTTCCATATGGCAATAGATTTCGAGAAATTTAATAAATTACCAGAAGCTGTTCGAAGAGAATTTCAAAAGACACTTTTGCAATGGCAAGAGGCAGTAAAAATTGAAAAAGCTCAGAATGATTTTCTGTCTTTTGTAAAATATGTTTGGCCAGAATTTGTTGAAGGTTACCATCATAAAAAAGTTGCAGATGTTTTTAATAAATTATCTAAAGGAGAAATTAAACGTGTTATCATTAATATGCCTCCTAGACATACTAAATCTGAATTTGCATCCTACTTGTTACCTGCATGGATGGTTGGAAGAAATCCAAAATTAAAAATTATTCAAACAACGCACACCGCTGAACTAGCCGTGAGGTTTGGTCGTAAAGCCAAGCACCTCATAGATACGGCCGAGTACAAAGAAATTTTTAAAACAAGTTTACGAGAAGATAGTCAAGCCGCTGGTCGTTGGGAAACATTACAAGGTGGTGAATATTTCGCAGCGGGTGTTGGGGGAGCAATCACAGGTCGAGGTGCAGACTTATTGATTATAGACGATCCACACTCTGAACAAAATGCAATGTCAAAAGATTCAATGGAAAAAACTTATGAGTGGTATACATCAGGCCCACGTCAACGTCTTCAACCAGGTGGAGCAATTGTTTGTGTAATGACACGTTGGGCAACTAATGATCTAACAGGAAAATTAATTGATGCACAGCGAAAAGAAAATACAGATCAATGGGAAGTCATTGAGTTCCCAGCAATCATGCCATCAGGTAAACCTCTATGGCCTGAATATTGGAAGATAGAAGAATTACAAAAACAAAAAGCTGTATTACCTCTAACTAAATGGAATGCACAGTGGATGCAGAATCCAACATCAGAAGAAGGTGCAATCTTGAAACGTGAATGGTGGCAGGATTGGGATAAAGATTATTTACCACCTTTAGAACATGTTATTCAATCTTACGATACTGCTTTTTTAAAAAAAGAAACTGCAGACTATTCTGCTATCACAACATGGGGAGTTTTTAGTAATGGTGAAGATTCTGGCAAACAATTAATTTTATTAGATGCAATGAAAGGACGATATGAGTTTCCAGAACTTAGAAGAGTTGCTTTAGAGCAATATAAATATTGGCAACCTGAAACAGTTATTATTGAATCAAAAGCTTCTGGATTACCATTAACCTATGAATTACGTAAGATAGGAATACCAGTAATTAACTTTACACCGAGCAAAGGAAATGATAAACATGCAAGAGTTAACTCGATCGCACCACTATTTGAGAGTGGGTGCATATGGGCGCCCAAAAGAGAAAACTTTGCGCAAGAAGTCATTGAAGAATGTGCTTCATTTCCTTTTGGCCAACACGACGACTTAGTGGATAGTACAACTCAAGCTATTCGTAGATTCAGGGAAGGTGGTTTAATGTCACATCCCGAAGATTATGAGGATGAAAAAATTGACCAAAAGAAACACGTTTACTACTAAACGTTTAACAAGAACAATTCCACCTAAAGCAGGTCCTGTATCACAAGGCTTGAATATTCCAAATAAACAAGTTAAAGTGGTAAGATTGGAGAAAATTAATGGCAGAAATAGATAAGGCGTTACCCAACGTCGAACAAACAATCAAAATTGAAAACCCAGAAGAAGCGATTCAAACAGCTCAAGAGGAATTAGAAAATATTCCAAAACCAGGCGAAGTAGAAATTATTCCTACTGAAGATGGCGGAGCTGAAATTAATTTTGAACCTGGTGCTGTTAACCAACCTAATACAGAAAATCATTTTGACAATTTAGCAGAATTACTACCAGACAATATTACTAATCCCATCGGTTCTGATTTATATAAAAATTATCAAGACTATAGAATGTCAAGACAAGATTGGGAAAGAACTTATGTTGAAGGTTTAGATTTATTAGGATTTAAATACAATGATAGAACAGAACCTTTCAAAGGTGCATCAGGTGTTACACACCCTGTATTAGCAGAAGCAGTTACACAATTTCAATCACAAGCTTACAAAGAATTATTACCAGCAGACGGCCCTGTTAGAACAAGAATTATTGGTGCTGTTTCACCTGAAAGAGAACAACAATCTCAAAGAGTTCAAGAGTTTATGAACTACGAACTTATGTTCAAGATGAGAGAATATGAACCTGAGTTTGATCAAATGCTATTCTATCTGCCCTTAAGCGGCTCAGCTTTTAAGAAAGTTTATTATGATGATCTTTTAGGACGAGCCGTTTCCAAATTTATTCCAGCAGACGATTTAATTGTTCCGTACTCAGCTACCTCATTAGAAGATACGGAAGCAATTATGCATGTTATTAAGATTTCTGGTAACGATCTTAGGAAACAACAAGTAAGTGGTTTCTATAGAGATATTGAATTACCAGAAACTTATAACAATGAAACAGATGTTGAAAGAAAAGAACATGAATTAGCAGGTGAAAGAAAATCAGGTAACGAAGATATTTATACTTTGATTGAATGTCACGTGAATTTAGATTTAGAAGGATTTGAAGACAGAACAGTTGATGGAACTGAAACAGGAATTAAACTTCCTTACATCGTAACAATTGAAGAAGGATCAAGACAAGTTTTGTCTATTAGACGAAACTATCAACCTAATGATCCACAAAAGAAAAAGATTTCTTATTTTGTACATTTTAAATTTTTACCAGGTTTAGGGTTTTACGGTTTCGGTCTAATCCACATGATAGGTGGACTGTCTAGAACAGCGACCGCAGCTTTAAGACAGTTGTTGGACGCTGGAACATTGTCCAACCTGCCAGCTGGTTTTAAGATGAGAGGTATAAGAATACGAGATGATGCCCAATCGATACAACCTGGTGAATTTAGAGATGTAGATGCTCCTGGAGGTAATCTTAGAGATGCCTTTATGACACTACCTTTCAAAGAACCAAGTACCACGCTCCTCCAACTTATGGGCATTGTGGTTGCTTCAGGTCAACGATTCGCGGCTATCGCAGATATGCAAGTGGGCGACGGAAATCAACAAGCAGCTGTAGGTACAACTATGGCATTATTGGAACGTGGCTCGCGGGTTATGTCTGCTATACACAAAAGATTATTTGCTTCACTGAAAAATGAATTTGAATTATTAGCAAAAGTATTTGCAACTTATATACCTGGTCAATATCCGTACGACGTGGTCGGTGGCCAGAGGTTTATTAAGGTTCAAGACTTTGACGACAAGGTAGATATTTTACCTGTTGCAGATCCTAATATTTTTTCACAATCACAGAGAATTACTTTAGCACAAACAGAATTACAATTAGCAAGTTCTAATCCACAAATGCACAATATGTATAATGCGTACAGACAGATGTACGAGGCATTAGGTGTAAAAGATATTGATAGAATTTTACCAAGACCACCACAAGAGGTCCCAAAAGATCCTGCATTAGAACATATTGATGCATTAGGTAACAAACCATTTAAAGCATATAGGGGACAGGATCACAGAGCCCATATAACCGCACATTTAAACTTTATGTCGACTAATATAGCTCGTAACAATCCTATTGTTATGGCAAGTTTAGATAAAAATATTTTTGAACACATTAGTTTGATGGCTCAAGAACAAGCAGAATTAGAATATATTGATAGATTACAGATGATTGAACAAGATCCACAACTACTTCAAGAGTTTGAAGCAAGAAAAGCAAAAATTATTGCTGAGATTATGGAAGAATTTGCAAAAGAAGAGAAGGAAATCACTTCACAATTCGATAATGATCCTATTGCTAAGCTAAGATCAAGAGAATTAGACATTAGAGCGATGGAAAATGATCGTAAGAAGCGTGCAGATGATGAAAGATTGAATTTAGATCGTATGAAAGCTCTGCAAAACAGACAATATCAAGAAGATAAGCTTGAACAAAACGAAGATTTAGCAAAATTAAGAGCTGGAGTGTCTCTCGCTAAGCAAGAATTATCAAATATAAATAAAAAAGGACCCTTTTAATGGATTTAGGTAACTATACAGGAGGCGGAGCAGGTCGAGGTACTTCTACAGCAGACCAAAGTATGGCTGCTTCTGGTACAACTGGAAGTATTAGTGGTGGATATTCTGGTCCATCGGGTGATAGTGGTAGTGGTTCTGATAATTATGCAACTTTTGTACAAGCATCCAAGTCTAGAAAAGGTTTAGATGCTCTAAAAGACTATTTTACAGGTGATCAATATGATTATGGGTATCAAAGAAATTTTAGAAATGATTTAAAAGGCATAGGAGGGTTTTTATTAGGCTTAGCTAACCCTGCTTTAGGTTTAGCTTACCGAGGATATCAAGCATTCAAACCTGAATTAAATACTTTCTATAATTCACCAACCATAGAAGCTTTTTTAAACAATAGACGAAATTTAAATGAAGAAGTTCCTTTCAATAAAGATACAAAAATTTATCAACCTGAAGGCATTGGTCAAATAAAAGACCCTATGTTAGTTGCAGAGTTGACTAAAGCACAACAAAAAGCTTTAGCGGGTCAAAGACCTGGCTATGATGCTGGTTTGTTTACAATAGATGATGTTAGACAAAACATTTCTCCATTGAACAATCCAAAATCACCTGCTACAATAGAAGAGATAAAACAATATTGGGGAATTATATAGGAGCCCTTATGAACAAAGCACAGAAGAAAATAAAAAAAATTATGAAGGAATACAAATCTGGAAAACTTCATATCGGTAAATCAGATAAAAAAGTTAAGTCAAAAAAACAAGCGATTGCTATTGCATTATCTGAAGCAGGTAAATCTAAAAATAAAAAAAGGAGCTAAGATGAAAAAATCTGATAAAAAAGATATTAATCATTCTAAGTTTGTTAACAAAGACGGCTACTTAAAGGGCGGAGTTGAAGTTGAGATGACAAATCCTCAAGAAACTCAAGAACAGCAAGTAGGTGGTCAAAGAAGAATGTTAGCAGAGAAAAAAAGAAAAGCTAAGTGGTATTAATTTATGATTCCTTGGGGATTATTAGGTCAAGGTCTTAAAGCAGGTCTAGCAATTTACAAAAATAAAAAGGCATCTGAAGTTGCGATGTCTGAAGCTCGTCTTCTTCACGCGGAGAAAATGAAACGGGGGGAAATCGAATACTCTGGAAAAATTATGGAAAATCAGAAGGGAGACTGGAAAGATGAGTTCGTACTTTTAACTATTTCGAGCCCTCTGTTTCTATTAGCTTACTCTGTATTTGCAGAAGATGATAAAATGCAAGAGAAGATTGATCTATATTTTCAAAAATTACAAGAGATGCCCTGGTGGATAGTCGGCCTTTGGGTTTCAGTAGTCGCGGCTATATATGGACTTAAGGCTACAGATATTATAAATATGAACAAAAACAAATAAGGAGAACAATAATATGGAAAAGAAAAACAAATATTCTAACAAAGGCATGAATGCCTTAGCTAAGAAAAACCCAGATGTAGCTAAAAAAATTATGGGCTACAAAAAAGGTGGAAAAGTTTCTAAATCTAAAATGAAGAAGAAAAAGTAATGGCTGATCCAATTAAAGAATATTTAGATACAAAAAAATCTAAGTCAGAAAAAGATAAAGCTAAAATTAAATTAGCTGAAAAAATGGCTAAGAGAAAAAAGACATCACCAAGTGATATGCTTCAAACTATTAAAATTCAAGAACGGTTTGATAAAGATCCAGTATCTAGAAAAACAGATTTAATAG